AACTCAGCAGATGCTGCTACTAAAGGTTATGTTGATACTGCAGCAATTGCACCAAGTAATCTAACTGGTGTTATTACCTCTGTTGGTGCTGCAACTTCTATTGCTTCACAAACTGGTACTGGTTCAACATTTGTTGTACAAGACAGCCCAACTCTTACCACACCTAACATTGGTGTTGCCACAGCAACATCTATTAACGGAACTACTATTCCAAGTTCAGCAACTTTGGTTAAAACTTCTGATACTACTTTGTTGGTTCCAAGCCAATCAGGTCAGTCTGGTAAGTATTTAACCACTGATGGTACAACTTCTTCTTGGGATACTGTTTCTAGTGGTTCAGCAACTTATTATCAACCTTCAGCCCCAACTGCTACTGCTGTTGGTGAGTTGTGGGTTGATTCTGATGCAACAGCATCACAATTAAATACTAACGATTTTGTTCAAAAGACAAATATTTACCAAGAATCTATTCATCCATTCGTATTGATGGGAGCATAAGGAAAAACAATGGCAATCACATATAAGGTGCTAGGTCAATCAGCACCATCAGCAACAACCAACACAGATGTTTATACTGTTGGGTCAGGAAAGCAAGCAACTGTTTCTACTATCACAGTGTGTAACCGTAGCACTACTGCAGCAACGTATCGTATAGCAATTCGTGTGGCTGGTTCAGCCTTATCTAACGAAGAATATATTGCCTACGATGCACCTATTGGTTCTAACGATTCTGTTACTTGGACTATTGGTGTGACTTTAGGTGCAGCAGATGTTGTTACTGTTTATGCTTCTACAGCAAACTTGTCTGTTAATATCTTCGGAGCGGAGATTGCGTAATGGCTATTAAAACGGCTAGTGGTTCTGATTTACGTAATAGTTTAAGTTCTGGTTTGGTTTTATTAAACACCACCAGTTTTTCAGCAGTTGCAAGTCAATCTATTAATGATGTTTTTAGTGCAACTTATAGAAATTATAGAATTGTTATTACAGGTACAGGTACAGCCGATGAAGCATTTAATTTTAGATTTCGTGTAGGTGGTGCAGATGCAAGTGGAAGTGAATACTGGTTTGGATTTATGTTTATTGCTTTTAATTCTGCTACTTATCAAGCCCCAACAGTCGGTGAAAACGCAACGGCTTTAACATTTGGTGAATTAGCAAGGTCTACAAATTGCATTATTTTAGATGTTAGTGGACCATTTTTGGCTGCTACTACATCATTAAATGGGCAAATGAGTTTTAGTAGAGGAACTAGCACTGGTCAGGCTAGAACTTTTCAAGGTGGTTGTTTTCACGACTTAGCCACTTCTTACACAGGTTTTACATTTTTTCCAACAACTGGAACTATGACTGGAGATGTGAGCGTATATGGCTACGCAAAATAAATTATTTATTCAAATAGATGATGAACGCATTGAATTAACTGGTGTTGATAAAGAAGCGTTTATTGCAGATAAAAAATTAATAGCAGATGCAAATGCACTACTCAAAACCAAGTATGAGGCTAAGAAGCAAGCACGCATTAACGCAATCACCAAGTTAGGTCAAGCATCAGGGTTAACAGAAACAGAAATTGAGGCGATATTAAATGGCTAAACAAGCGTACGTGTATTCTGGAACCGACTGGGTTCCGTTGGCTTCTGAGGTTACTAACCTTTCAGGTTATCAGACTAAAGCATCAAACCAGTTCCCTTATAGGAATCTTGTTATTAATGGTGCTATGCAGATTGCCCAACGTGGTACATCTGTTGCTTCTATTACTACAAGTGGATATAACACAGCAGATAGATACCGTGTAGCAATAGCAACTCAAGGTACTTGGACTCAATCTGTAGAAAACGATGCACCAACAGGTTCAGGTTTTCGCAAATCTTTAAAGATGCTTTGTACTACTGCAGATGCTTCTCCTGCTGCTGGGGATGAAATTAGTATTCAGCAAAATATTGAAGGTCAAAATATTCAACACATTAAAAAAGGTACTGCTGCTGCTGAGCAATTAACTATTTCTTTTTGGGTTAAAGCAAACGTTACTGGTACTTATGTTGTTAACATTGCAGACGTAGATAACTCTAGAGAAGTTTCAAAATCTTATACTATTAATGCTTCAGGAACTTGGGAATATAAAACTATTACTTTCCCTGCTGATACTACTGGTGCTTTTGATAACGATAATGCTTTAAGTTTATCTTTATCTTTTGGTTTAGGTGCTGGAAGTAATTATACTTCTGGAACTTTACAGCAAACTTGGGCTGCTAATACTGCTGCTAATCGTTTTGTTGGTCAAGTTAACCTTGCATCAGCAACTAACAACTACTGGCAAATCACTGGTGTTCAACTTGAGGTTGGTGATACTGCTACACCTTTTGAGTTCAAACCTTTTGCACAAGATTTAAGACAATGTCAAAGATATTTTGAAGCATCTTGGTATTCTAATGTCAATTCCACTAGGGTAAACAGTGAACAAACAGTTTCATTTAGTGCTGACGGATACATTATGGTTAGATGTTTAGAACCAAAAAGAGACACAATTGCTGCTTCCGATGTTGTTATTCAAAACGCTAATAGTGGAACGGTAAATCAAGTTAGAAATACAAACACTAATGGTACTAATACTTTTGTTGCTGACGGTAATGCAATTGCTGCAAATACTAGAGTTGTTTCTCTTTATGATTTTGGTTCTTTAAGTGCTAATACTCCATACGATTACAACTGGACGGTGAATAAAGAGTTATGATTAACTGGGATAATTTAGAAATACAAGAAGAACATAAAATACATTTAGTTAGGTCGTTGAGAAATAAATTGTTACAAGAATCTGATTGGACACAGTTAGAAGATTCTGTTGTTGATAAAACGGCTTGGGCTGAATATCGTCAAGCGTTGAGAGATTTACCAACTCAATCAGATGACGCTGAAGAGATTGTTTTCCCTAATAAACCAGAAGGTGATATCTAATGGCAGCAGTACCAATATACGTTTGGAACGGAACAGCCTGGCAAGAAACAGGACCAACCATTCCAGCATCCCCAATCAAATACCAAGCAAGTGCCCCTACAAGCCCTTCCACAGGCGATATTTGGGTTGATTCTGACGCTGATGTGACCTCAGGTTCACAACAGTTCCAACGTTTCCGTTTCGTGGCTTCTGGTGGCGAGACTACTATTTCTGGTGCTGACGCTAATGGTGCTGTTTTGGCTTATACTGCTGGTGCTGAACTGGTGGTTTTGAATGGTTCTACCCTTGTTAGGGGTCAGGATTATACAGCAACTAATGGTACAAGTATTACTGGTTTGAGTCCTGCTCTTGTTGCAAGTGATGTGTTGGAAGTGTTTTCTTTTATTGCTTTCACTGTTGCTAATACTTACACACAGTCACAGGTTGATGGGTTGTTAGCAGACTATATGGGTATGAGATTAATTGTTCCTACTTCTGTTTCTAGTGGTGCAACTATTTCTTCTACTGGTGCTGTAAGTTTTACTTCACAATCTAGCGTAAGTCTTAATGGATGTTTTAGTTCAACATATGACAACTATAGAATTTTAGGAACAATAACAAGCAGTTCTGCAAATGACACAATTTATTTTAGATTAAGAGCAGCAGGTGTTGATGATACTTCTGGAAATTATAATAGAACTTTATCTGAATCTAATAGTGCTGGAACTACAAATAGATATGATTCAGGTGCAACTTCTATAGATGTTACAGTTACTCATAGTTCTTCTGCTTATGGTGGTGGATATTCTTTTGATTTAGAAAGACCATTTTTATCTATGTGGTCAGTTGGTATGTTAAATTCTTTTGGTAGAAACTCTGTAGGTGGTTGGGTTGGTCGTGCTGGTGGATTTTCACATAGCGTTGCAACTTCTTATGATGGTTTAACTATTTATACTGGCAGTGGAACTTTTACTGGTACTATCCGTGTTTACGGTTACAAGAATTAAAGGAGCATAATGACTAAGGCTAGAGATTTAGCAAACGGTGGTTTCGGTTTAGTTTTAATGAAACCTTCTTCGGTTGTGAATGGTACGGATAATGGTAAAGGCACAATAAGTTATAGTGGTGCAACAAGTGTTTCTTTAAATGGTGTGTTTAATTCAACATATAAAAATTATCGTTTAATAATAAATCAATCAAGTGCTAGTTCAACTGTAAGTATGAGATGCAGAATGAGAACTAATTCTAGTGATGATAGTGGTGGAAACTATGCTCTTGCAGGTTTATATACAAGAAGTGATTCTGCTACTATTGCATCTTGGCGAGATGCTATTGGTTTAACATCTTGGTACATAGGTGATTTTAATAGTAGCAGACCAACTGTTTTTACTGTAGAAGTTTATAATCCATTTATTGCAACTCAAACAACATTGAATGTTGCCTGTTCAAATCCAGATACGTCTAATACTATTTTTGCTTTTCAACATCAAGGATATAACAGTCAAGCAACTGCACAAGATGGTTTTACTATTTTTCCTGCTTCAGGAAATATTACAGGAACAATTTCAGTTTACGGTTATAATAACTAAGATAAGGAACATCTAGTGGCTTTATCAAGCACAATCAGAACACTCCGTTCCAGAGACATAACAGACTCAATCCCATTCAACGTGGGACAACCCTCATACGTTTCTGACATTTGGACAAACACCACTGTTGCATACGATGTTGCAATCGGTGGACTACCATTCTTCTACGGCATCAACAACGACAGACCATACGAACGCCAAACTGCACCGTACAAGAAACAACAGTTTGATAACAGTAAAGAACCTGGTGAGCAAACCCTTGAGGGTTGGTGGATTAGAAGCCAATCATCTTTCCATCGTGGTGCAGGTATCACTTTCTTTGACCCTTCTGCTGGTGAGGAAGTTGATTACCGTTTCTCAGACTCTGAAGGTGTGGATGTTTGGACTAAAGGTCAAGTAACTCTTTTAAAGAAGGTTGAACCTGCACATATCACTACTGGTGGTACTCGTGCTAACGGTAGACCTTGGCAGTTCCTTCGCTCAATCAAATGGGCACAGAACGGCAACACCTACAATGGTGTGCTTAATCACGATGAGTTTGATGTTGACAAACTGTTTCCAACTATAACTGTTTCAATAGATAACAAAGCGTTAACTTCTAACGTTGCTACTTTGCAAACCACAGCAGCACACGGTTTGGCTGTTGGTATGGAAATCACTATCACAGGTGTGGATGCCACATTTAATGGTTCTTACACCATCACTGGTGTTCCTACTTCTACTACTTTTACTTACGCTAAGACTGCAACTAACGTAACATCTACAGCAGTATCACCTGTTGGTACAGGGGTAACAAATGTTATCCATTTCATTGACTATAACACTGGCACAGATGACCCTGTGTTTGCAATATGTGATGATGGAACAACTGCTTTCTGGGTTACTAACGATACTGTTTCAGGTAAAATAGAAGTCAACAAGAAGGCTTTAACTGGCACTTCTGCTACTTCACCAACAGTAATGTTTACTTCCCCTGGTCTTACAGTAACTAATGCTGTTATTGAGTTCGTTAAAGAACGTCTAGTGATGTGTGCTAACAATGCTGTGTATGAGTTCTCTGGTTCAGCAACATCCCTACCTACAGCACTTTATACTCATCCTTCAGCAGACCACGTTTATTCAAGTATCACAGCATCTGGTGCTGCTATCTATATTGCTGGATACAATGGTATTCAGTCAACTATTCAAAAGTTTACATTAGCATCTAATGGAACTATGCCAACCTTGAACTCTGCTCAGGTTGCTGCTGAACTTCCAGCAGGTGAAGTTATTCACACAATTAAATACTATCTAGGTTATATGATGATAGGTACCTCTAAAGGTATTCGTGTGGCACAGGTATCTGTTGATGATGGTTCTATTGCTTATGGTCCTCTTGTGGCTGAAACAGACCAATCAGTATTTGATTTCTGTTTCCGTGACAGGTTTGCTTACTGCACCACACAGGTTAATGGTAAGTCTGGTTTGACTCGTATTGATTTAAGTGAGCAGATTAGTCCTCTTCGTTTTGCTTATGCTCACGATGTGTTCACTGCTGATTCAACTAATGCTACTACTGCTTGTGCTTTTATGGGTGAAACTAACAATATTTCTTTCGCTGTTGCATCTAACTATGTGTATGTGCAATCAGCCACAGAGTATGTGACTTCAGGTTATTTGCAAACAGGTTACATTCGTTATGGAACTTTGGAACCTAAGAACTTTAAACGTGTTCGTTGTCGTGGTGATTATAGTTCTGGTGGGTTATTAATTTCACCTGTTGGTTCAGATGGAACAGTTTACGAAACTGCTATCTACAATTCAACTATTGGTACACCTGAAATTAATATCATTAACCCTCCTGGTTCACAGGAATATATTGGTATGAGATTTACTCTATCAAGATATGAGGACCCAAC